GTATGCATGAAACAACTTGGAACCCTTGCGGGCTCCGAAGTGTTGATCAGTGATGATTGCGATCTTCATACTCGATGACAATTTTACGAACTAGTTTACCAGATCTGTCGGTGGTTGTCCAGTATGACAATTTACCTTGCAACAAAGACGCAATGTTTTGGGCTTGCAGATCCGCAAGAATTTTACTTGTGTTTGTCATAATGATCTATACAAAGGTGGAACATCTCCTAATAATCCAATCGAAAACAAACTTATTGTCAACCTATCTTGGGTTTTACCAAAAGTTTGAACACCATGATACTGTTTACTATTAAACATCAATAATCGGTTGTAGACATTTTTAACGTTTACCGTTTCGGTATATTGACTATTCAGGCTTTCAAAGTCATTACAGTATTGCTCTTCGGAAACATAGTGCCCTTTATATAGTTTTTCTTTGGAGGTTGTATACCCATCATTATATGAGTAACCTTTTGTTTCCCTATACAAACTAGTTCCTGTATCATCATCTGGATTTTTATTCAGGTAGATAATTCCACCAAAATAAACTTCTCTATCTTTGTGTATCCACCCTCTGTTTTTTGGGTGATATTGATCTTCATGAAAAGGAGTTATTTTTTGGAATTTGATCTCCATAAAATATTGTTCGATTCTATCATAAAACAACGAATGAATTTTCGTTGATATGTAGTTGAAAAGATGGTTATCTAATTCATGAAGAGGAGCTGTTCTAGTTCCAGGCCATCTTCCATCATTCGGATAAAATTCTTGTTGTTCCGCAAATTCAACAATTTTATCTGGGTCTGGAAAAAAGTCATCAACTATCAAAGTTGGGAACATTACAACTTGCCCCCAACCTTTCCATCATTCACAACACGGCTAGTCTCTTCACTCCATCCTTCTTGTTTACCCTTTAGGTAAAATCGTGTCATACGAATCACGATTTCTTTGGTAAGTCCACTGACTTGTTCTGTACCGTCTTTCAAATAAGACTTCCAAAGAAACCGATCCTTGTTCACACGAAAGCAATCATCAATCCAGAATTCTTCACTCATTGGTTATAACGATAGTTAATGTTGTCTTTAATGGTGTTGTAGTCACTTTCACTACCAGCCATCATACCATCGTCTGAGAAAACTTCACTATATCCACTTCTTTCGATAATCTTTGACTTAATCTCTAGTTGTTTTTTCTCTTTCTGGATCCTTCTGAGAAATGCGTAGTGAATGATCTGAGTAAAGTATGCAAAGGGATTACTGGACTTCTCAGGATCAAAATTGTTGATGTACTGTACACAGTTCTCAATGCCATCGCAAATCATGTCATCCTTGAACATGTAATTTACGAAGTTAGGCTTATAAGACAAATGGGTAGCAATCTTAAGGAAACACTCACCAAGGTAATTTGTAATACGGGGTTTTGGTTCTCCATTCTCAGCTGCACGGCGAACCATGGCCTTGTATTCAACAATGGCAATCAAAAACTCTTTGTTGTTAACGTAGTGTTCTGATCTGCGTCTCTTTGTCATTACAGCGTACATGTGTCATTGATCCTTATAATCATGTAGTTATTATATCAAATTTTCTAAAGCTTGACAAGCCATGAAATTCTGTGTACAATAACTCTGCCAGGGTTCAAGAGACAGCTTTAAGAATTCTCTTTTAGCTTAAAGATTCTTTCTAGGCTTTCTCTGGCATCATCAACAGAAGAGATGTATCCCATAGAAGTAGATACACCAACCTTCATTGCAGATGATTCATCATTGTCCTTATTTAGAGATCTTACCCACTTCTTATATGTCAAGATAATCTCTTCATCATCACACCTTGTATATAACATGATGTGTTTCATTTCAATACAGAAAATTCTATCCTCACTGAGTTTGATCCATCCATCTACTTTATAGAATGAATAGTTTCCTCTTCTGGATGGAATTTCTTTAATAGTACAAGGATCAATAACCATTATGGCTTTGACTTGTTCATCATAAAATTCTTCGACTTGACCGAAGATCTCTTCACCCGAAACTAATTTGATGACTGCGTAAATATCATTCATGTTTGCCTCATCTTGATTGGAATGATTTCATAATTAAAATTCTCTTCATTGTAGATTTTTACTCTTTCAATGAGGTGATTTAAGGTGTAATTCTTTCTTGAACCATATGTTGTATCATCCGCGATATCGTAAAGAGTAGCTTTTGTCTTATTGTTTCCTTTTCTCAATACTCTTCCAATCGATTGCAGATTCCTTACCCTAGACTTACTGGGGGATGCAAAGACTACGTTGTGGAGGTTCTTAATGTTGATGCCAGTAGAGAAAGTGCCGTATGATGCGACAATAATAGCATTATCTTCTTTCTCAGTAATAGCTCTTATTTCTTCTCTGTGCTCGGCATCAACACCACCATGGACAAAAAATACTTTTCGTCCCGTTACGGAGTTATTTATTAAATTGAAAATTACCTCTCCATGACTCTCAACACGACTGTAAAGAACGAGTGTGTTTCCTTTGAGATCTAACGCGAGATTTTTGATGAAGTTATTTCTTTTTTCATGACCAATAATAAATTGAACCTCTTCTTCAAAGGCTTCAAACTTGTGGGGATCATGTTTAATGAGTAAGATCTTAATGTCAAGTTTTGCAAGGTGACCTTTCTCAATCAACTCATCGGTGCGGATAATCTTGTATGCAGGACCAAACAAACCTTCCAGAACCCACTTGTGTGTTTGTGTTCCGTCCAGTGTTCCTGTAAAACCAAATCGATATTTTGCATCACAGAGTTTGGTCATGATACTGACAAGAGACTTAGACTTGAATAAGTGAGCCTCATCTCCAATCACACAACCATATCTAGAAAAGAACTTTTTCTCCAACTTGTAGATTGATTGCCAAGTTGTGATGGTTACTGGACGATTATCGTATTTTTCTTTACCCGAATAGATCTTGTGACAATAACTTTCCGCATCCCAGCCGTAGTCTTCAAAGTCCTTGAACATCTGTTCAACCAGTGATGTTGTGGGGACTACCAGAAGAACATCGTGTCCTTTATCAACCATATATCTAACAATCGAATAGATCATCATCGACTTTCCAGAAGCCGTGGGAGAGATGAGTAACTTTCGATTAAATCTCAATGCATCATGAACACCTTCAATCTGGTATGGTCTTGGTTCATACCTAGTGATGGTTTTCATATAATCACCAACACCTTCAAGAGAAACCATCTCGTTCTCTTCAAAAGGTGTTCCGTAATATTTGTTATCCGTAAACTGATATTCGTAGTCGTATCTTCGACAGAAAGCTACAAGTTTGTCAAGAAGACCAACGTAGATCTCACCAGTTTGTGTGTTGAATAATCTTATCTTGCCGTCCCAATACTTATTTCGATACTGGGGCATAAACTTAGCCCCAGGAACATCGAAAGTGAACTCATCACTGAGTTCGTAGTAAACATGAGGTTCTGCCTCAACTCTCAGGTATACTTCATTTTTCTTAGAGATACTAATCATATCCACGAATAAACTTCTGCCACTCAATAGCATTCTTGATCTGGAACGTCCTGTTCTGGATCGTCTTGATAATATTCTCCAAGAAGTCAATCATCGTGTCGTAATACTCAATCTTGAGTTCGGCGTCAGTCAGTTTTTCGTCTGCATCCAGATATCTCTGTAATGCATCCTTTTCTCTTACCTTGTATGGGAAAGGATCGTCGATATAAACTTCTGGTTCAGCCTTTCCTGAATAATAAAGATGACGTTCGTGGAGAATACTTTGATACCTCTTCTTGGCTCTTGCGCGAAGAAGTCTTAGATCATTGAATAACTGATAGTATTTAGAATGTAACGAAGGGACCACCAAAGAGGCGGTGTGCAATTCATCAGGATCGATCTGGGAATCTTTCTCCCACATCTCCTGAATTGTCTCAAGGTTCATACTTCAACAAAATTTTTATCAAGGAGTTTGAAGATCTTGTACTTAAATGTTACTGATGCAGTAAAGTAATTAATATCAGTTTGAGTTGCATCAAAGTCAAGAGAGCTCAACGCGACAGGAAAGAGCCCTTCTAGTTTAACATATGCCTGACCTCTCAGGTTACTGTTAAGAATTTCTAACGTACCATCAGAGAATTCTGCATGAGGATTTTCTCTATCACCAATCTGGGGATAGTAATCATCATCTTGTCTCAGGTTAATGAATTGTTTTTGGCTATCTGGATAACCAAGTCCAATCATCCAGTTATAGATCTCGCTATAATTTTGCAGATCTTCATCAACAATAAAGTTGACACGAAAATCGTCATAGACCAACTTGTCTCCAGGAAGATCAATGTCCTTGAGGTAAGTTGGTTGCAATGCAGTTCCTAAAGTGATGCCTGGCAAATTTGCACCTACCGACAGGAAATCGACCTTAGGGCACTTATTGATTTTTAATTTAAATCCAACAGGTGACAGAAAGTTTCTGTTTGATACCTGTTCCAAACAGGGATTACCAGCCATGGGCTTTTATTTGTATTTAGACAAAAAAAGGGGGGTCCGAAGACCCCCCTGCACTATCCTTCACACGGTAAGGATATTTATATCACATCAGGTTCGAAACCTTGACGCGACGATAGTAACGGTTGGCGTTCTGCTGCAGACGGCCCAGACCTTGGGTTGTACCCTCGGCGAATGGGTTGGCGACCATGCCGTAACGGGTCTTGAAGCCGATCTTTGGCTGGAAGCTGTTCTCACCAACGGCGCGAACCATTTGGAGAGGAACGTATGGGCAGTAGAAGATACCAGCGTCATAAGGTGAAGAACCCTTATAACCAACAACGTAGTAGTGGTTGGCTTCAGCACCACCAGAGGCGGCATAAGGATCGATGTAGACGCGATACTTACCATTGATTGTACCAGCAAAGGTGTTGCCAGTGTCATCAACGTTCAGGTTAGCGTTCAGGGCAGGGGTGTAATCGAGTACACCAGCCATGGTCAGGGCAGAAGCGACATCAGCAGAAGTGATGATGACGTTACCCTTTCCTCTACGAGTTCTTTGTGCGATTGCGTTAGCGTCGCGCTCGATTTGGAACAGCAGACCCTTGAACTTCTCAACGGACCAACGACCATTGGAGTCAACGTCCAGGTCGAATGTACCAGCGGTAGCAACGTTAGCCTGAGCACCAGACTCAGCAACCTTGTAGATGGTACGGATGACTTCGCGGTTGATTTCAGCCAGGATCTCAGTTGACAGGATGTTTGCCAACTCAGCCTCGGCGTTCAGACCGTGGATAGCCTTGAGGTCTTGGGCGAGTTCCAGTGAGTACTCAGCCTTCAGGGCGCGTGACTTAGCGGTGACGGTGACCTTCTCGATGGAGAAGCCCATCTCGCGGAAGGCATTCGAGCCAGTTCCGTCAAGATTCTCAGAGTCACCAGTGACCATACCCTGACCAACAGAGTACAGGGCCTGGGATACGTCGGTTGAACCCAGAACTGAAGGGTTAGTACCCTGCTGAGGTCCAGTTGTACCGAAACCAGCGTTACGCGAGGTGAAGCCGGCGGTCAGATCCTGACCAGCATCCTGTGCGGAGAATGCCGAATCTGGCTCGTTGTAGAAGGCTTCGGTTCCAGTTGAAGGATCGCGGTCGGTTCCGTACATGGAACGCATTGCGAAAATCAGTCCAGTAGGACCGTTCATTGGCTGAACGCCTGCGATATCATAGGCGATCAGGTTTGGCATTGAACGTCTGATCAGGGAGATCAGAACGGGGTCGAAACCTGCGGTTGGGTCACCAGCGGCCGAACCAGCACCGAATCCACCACCAGCGCCAGCGGCGTTAGCGGAGTTGGTTGGGGTTTCGTACAGGAATTCTCTTTCTTCGCGCAGGAAGCGCTCTTGGTTTTCCAGCAGGCAAGCGGTTACCGCTTTACGATGGGCATCCTTGATATCACCAAGGCCTTCATGATTCAGAAGAGGTGCCCACTTTTCCTGCAGATGCTCTGATTGGAACATTTGCGTTTACCTATTTAAAAGTGTTAGTGTGTGTTTGATAATGTTAAATTCACTTCTTAGCGACTTGGTTCAGGATGTTCATGTAATGAGCCATAGAACCTGAATAGTCAGGGGCGGCTTCTTCTGTTAACACCTGATCCGAAGTCTCTTTCTGGACTTTCTGACCGAAGTATGACTCCTTCAGAGTAGCCAGTTTCTCACGATAAGATTCTTCGCTCTCAAACTCAACACTCTCGGCGAGTTGGGCGAGCTTCTCTTTTTGGCTCAGGGCAAGACCCTCAGCAACCTCAGATACGATCCCATCGGCAACCGACTCAGCAAGACGGTGATTCAGG